CTTCCCTGTCGGGCGTATGTCGACCTTCCCTAGTATCGGGAGGTCAATCGTGGGTACGGTCCTCGATTGCATTGACGTCCTCCTTCTCACCGGGCTTGACCTCCGCGTCTATCAGCGTGTGGCCTGCCCTACGCCGCGCCTTGGCCTCTACACGGAACTTCCGCTTCACCGCCTCGATAACGCGACGCAGCCGCCTGAACTCGGTCGCGTATTCGGGACTCGGCCAGTAACCCCCGTTGTACCACAACCTCAACTTCTTTCTGTGTAGCTCGAACGACCCACGGTATGGCTTGAAGGCGAACAACACGATTGGCTTCTGTATCGTGTCTTCCTCCTTCGTGTGGTCGCCCGGCAGGTCACGTGCAAACCAACCTGCCGGGCGCTTCTTGTGCTTGCGAATGGCGACGACCCGTAGCTTCGCGTGTGAGTACTCGCACGCGGGTAGTACCTGCGTAGGATTGGGTACGCGCTTTCCCGTCTTGCGGTCGCGGGTTATGACAACCCCTTGCACCGCCAATGCTGATGCGAACCCGTGGTCGGTCACCCAATACAGTCCGTCCTCTACGAACGGTCGCATCTTGTACCCCCGCACGTGACGTCCGTGCTAGCTATCGTCCACCGTTCCTACACTGCCATCTGCCGCATCGCAGAGCGCGAGGAACTTCGTGCCGACCGTGTGAACACTCTCCTTGCCAATAGTCCAATCGCCGGGTTCGACGAGGACCACCTTCTCGAAGGCGATGTCACGTGACGCGCTTGCGCCCCCCGGCTTGGTGCCGTGAACGATGAGGTCCGTATGCTCCTCCGGTGAGTCGTCCCCCCCGAATGACGCAGGGCTGGCACTGGCGTTCATTGACCCATCCCCGCCAAAGAACAGGAGGTCGAGGTTGTCGTCAGTAAGCTCCATGCTCTCGAACGCGATGGTGAACGCCTCTGAGGTCATGTACGTCTTCACCGGACCCGTACACTGCTCGGGGATGATGCGTAGTATCTCGGGTTCCCTCGTGATGGTCACGCCGCCAACGGTTGCCCCAAGGTCGGTCCCTATCTCAACCGTTGCAGGCCCAACACAGAGGTTGGCTACGGTCACGCTCATTACTTGCCACCTCCTCCCGTCTTGGTCTTACCTTCCACTGTCGCGGGAGATGACGCAGTCTTCCTCCCGCCCTTCCGCTCCTTCGCCCAACGCGCACGTAGCGTACGCATCGGCGATGTCTTCGGCGTCGTAGCGTTCCGCTTCGCGGCGGCAGTCGCCATTGTGACCTCCTCCTCTATAGCAGGTCCATGCCCGCGAACGCCCGCAGCAGAATCCTATGCTGCTTGTTGTGCCGCTTCTCGTCACGGAACCCGCCACCGACGTTCCTGTCTGTGTCACCCATCACCGCCCACTTCGTGGTACCGTCGAAGCTCTCCACCTTCAGGGCGGCCTCGACGTACTCCGTGAACGCCTCCAACCCTTTCGAGCTATCGGTCACGAGGTCGCTAGGGTCCGTGGTCACCAGCGCCACGGTAGGGTAGATTGCGATGTTGTACCATGTGGCGGCGGGACAGATGACCTCGCTGCCCGTCATGCCTTCACCCTGTTGTGGACGCTCCGACACCAGAGGGCAGATGTAGATGCCGACTACCGTCCCCTTTGACACGTGTAGGGGAATGTCGTCGCGGTCCTCCTCGTAGCATATGATACATCCACGCGTCGTTGACCAGCCCGCGAACGAACTGATGTCGCTATCCGCATCCAACACGGTCTTGATGGCGTTGCACACGCCTCGCATCGTAGCCAAGTCGCTCACCCCCGTCTGATTGAACAGCAGGTCCAACGATGAGAGCGCGGGCCACGTTCGGTACTCCGCATCGTTCGATAGGTCGAACCCAACGAGCAGGCGGTCACCGGGACTAGCACTCACGCCGCTCATGTCGCCCTTCTCATCGAGCGCGGTCCAACCGCTCCAACTACCGCCATGGTACAGGTTGTAGTAGAGCGTCACATCGCCCCGGTGCCGATAGTATGGGTCGTACTCGCCATCGTACCCAACGACCAACCTGTTGAAGCTCTGGAACCTCGGCCCGAGAACGTACACGAACTGCGACCGCAACCGCCACGTACCAGATGCGGCGAGCGCGAACTGCGACATCGGCTTCGCCGTTTCTGCTGCGCTGCCCGTCTTCCAGATGCGCTCTCCGTCCGCGTCTAGGTAGAACCCTATCGTCCCCTCGTCAGTCCGGTCAACGGCCCCGTAGAACCATCGCTTCTGCTCGTTGCCGTTCTCGTCCTCTACGATGAGCCAGACGTCGTCACCGATAGCTCGCAGTATCACAAGGCGCCACGTGCCGACCGGGAACGTCGCCCCGAAGTCACCGGACGACGTAAGGACGTGCCCGCCGTCCTCGGCGAACAGCTTGGTCGCCACCTCAAGGCCCGCCGGGGTATCAAACATCCAGTAGAGGTAGTCGTTCAGTAGTGTGTCGATACGAAAGCGGAACTCAATGTCGTCGTCGGCACCTGTCACCGCACCAGTACGACAGAGCCAGAAGTAGAACTCGAAGTCGGTGATTCCGTACGGGCTGAGGTTCTCCATCATCTCCATCTCAACGCCAACCGGGAAGATGACGTTGAAGTCGTCGTCGAGGTCTTCGGGGCCGTCTGGTCCCCAACCCCAAACCCTGGTACCCCACTGCGACGGCCCGTCACGAGGGTCAGACAGCGTCGCCAGCCCGTTGTCATAGTCGAAGGCCGCATAGCCCGTCGTCTGGAAGACGGACTGCTCGCCCTCGTCTGTTGGGAATCCCCATGTCTTCACCGCTGGCGTACTCATATCTCTACCCTAGATACCGACCGACGATGCCCGCCCGTAGCTGCGCGACGAGTGCTGCGTGTATCTCACGCCGCATCCTCACCGTCATGGCCGTGGGCAGTTGGCGCCGACGAGGAATCGTCTTGTCCCGTGACCCGTAGTGATGTACCTCGGGGTAGTGGCATCCCTTCTCGCCCGTGAGGTTCGTTCCGCACATCACATGAGGTACCGGAGTCAGCCCCTTCCGTATCTGGTAGGAGGCGCGGAGCTTCCCGGTGTCTTGGAGTATCTTGTACGAGCGCACCCACTCCTGCCCCTTACGCTTGCCGCTCTTGAACACACCACGCCCCGTTCGCTTCCCCCGCGTCATATCGAACACGTGCCGTACGTCACGGCCGACCTTCTGACCCTTACGCTTCCCACCACGCCGACCGTATTGCGTGCTGAGTGCCAGCTTGGGCCACGCACGCCCGGTATCGGGGTCACGCTCATGCTCGAAGGACCGCATGGTCTCCTTGTGGAGCGACTGCCCAACGAGTTCGAGGAACATCGTCGGGCGAGCGACGTTCGTGCGAAGCCGACGCAGCGTTGAGTTGAACACTGCGAGGTCTGCGGGGTGGAAGTAGAACGTCCCCTTCCCGGCATACGCGCCGATGGCCGTCGGCATCACACGCTCCTATTGAGGCGGCGGTAGCTTCGATTCTGGCCCCGTGCGTGGCGGCTTGTCTGGTGTCCCGCCCCCGCCACCAGATGACGACCCGAACTCCGTCGTCAGGTCTGACGGCGTCGGAATGGGCGGTCGCGCTTTCATCCAGCCCATGTACGTCCGCGTCGTCGCTAGCTCCATGCACCGCGTGTCTGTCACCCTGTATGCGTCCTTCCTATCAAGACGCGCCATGTTGTAGTGCGGGTCGGTATTCAACAGCCCGGTCGTATCGGCAGCCGCAGGCGGCCAACTAGCCACATCGTACGCGACAGAGTGAACTAGCGAATCAAGCTCTGTCGCCGAGAATACTCCAACTGCTCGCGTCGAGTCCGCGTTGGTGAACACACAGTGAGATACGACGACCAGAGAATCACACGCAGCGTCGAATAGTACGATATTGCCGAACGCCTGATACGCCGCCTTATGAATCTCGCAGTTGTCGAACGTACAGCCTCGAAAACCAACGCGACCCGTCGGTCCTACGATAGATGCAACCGCCCCGAGATTGTTCTTCCCGTCTATCTCTGCCCACAGACTATTGATGAAGTCCGTAGTCGCGGCACTCCCAAGCGAGATACTTGCGTTCTCATGAAGCGTTAGGTTCGACACGGTTGTATCATACCAACGCAGGGCGCACCCGGTCAGGTCGGCGACGACGCCACCACCACCGTCGATACTATCCAGCCAACAGTGACGTATGTCGAGGTCGCTACAACTGGTGAACTCGAAGCACCCGTTGTTGTCGGCATCGCCAAGGTCGAAGTTCTTTATCCAGACATTGTCGAATACGAGAGCGCCCGACTCGCTGCTCATGTCGAATATCGCGGTCTCGTTCGCAATAGCGGTCGCGTTGCGGAAGCACATCCAACCGAACTTCGCATCGCCATCCACGCCCGTGACAAAGGCGTTGGTCTCTGCACCGATATTGAAGTAGACCTGTGACGGCCGACTGCATTCAGGGAACCCGCGTATCACAGCACCATCATCTACCGCGCTAGACGCAGTCGACTGATAGGTGTGTGACCCGGCATAGAGGTAGAGCGTGTCGCTAACGGCGTCTAGCGCCGTCTTGATGTTGTCATATGGGAACTCGCTGCGCGATTGAGTCCCCGCCCCCGGTGCGCGAGTAGAGGGGCGGCACCACACGTACCGCTTCTCCTCTGTCCGTGCGTTCACATCGGCCTTGGCGACCATAAACGCGAGACTGTCAATAGATGACTTGGTCGTATGCTTGTCGGGCCATGCGTCAAGCGTCGTGTAGTGTGACGCGATGCTGTCGGCCCACGCATCGCAGAACTCGCCCGCGAACTGCTCGTAGCACTCACTCCGGTTGTCGATGTTCACGTGCCATGCGTTCGTGATGGCGCGTTGCCGGGTACCGTCCCCGTCCGCTGCCCATGACCCGCCACCTCCGACGACGTCGACCCATAGGTAGCTGTCGGTACCGCCGTAGAATGTGATAGCCTCTGTGTACGTCGTATCGGTCTCACCCGCATCGAACGCGACGGCGCTCAGGACATCACCATTCAACCAGACGTAGAGGCTGTCTACCTCTACGGGACACTGTAGTCGCACGCTCAACGTACAGGTCGACCCCGGCTTGAGTGGCACCATGCGCCCGAGGCTGTGGTCGCCGAGGGTTGCGTCGACGATGAGCGGGCCGCTCGTGATGTAGGAGTGCTTGAGGGCGCTCGAGTAGGGTATCCAATCAGCCGGGGCCGTCGAGGGCTTCGTCACGTACATTCGCCAACCGCCCGCAGGCGCACGCGAGTACCACTGGTTGAGTGCGCAGTCCGACCCCGCGCCGAGTGCGAGGTTGTGGCCCATCGCGGTCAGGTGCCGCCAATCGGCATACGTCCTGTGGTTCTCCTCCGTGTCGGGGTCACCTATGGGCGGTCCTCCATGCCCCTCACACACGAGGACACAGTCGGGGCCGTCGAGGGTGTCGTTGCACGCCGACCAGACCATGTCACGTGCTGTCTCGTATGCACCGTTGGCACCGACGGTATCGGTAGCGACGGACACACTGTGACCGCCAGCGAGGAATGAGTAGCCGTTGAGTCCTGCGATGCGCTGGTACCACGACTCCGCAAAGAAGCCGGGACAGACCGCCCCCTTGTGGGCCGTGGTGACACCGCCGACGAGCGGGATAGAATCGCACGCGACCGGAAGCACTGTACCCCATACACCGTCCTCTACTTGCTGTTGGAACCAGACTGCCAGCCCGTCGTCGTTCCAGAAGTCCGTATCCTCGTCCCCGTCGAACGCGAATGAGTCGTCGTCCCACGATGCGTCGTGTACCGCTGCCGCCGTCAGCCCTTCCGCGAGCATGACGGCCCGCAGGTCCGTCCGAGTGATAGCATATGCATCATAGGTACCCGCCTCGTTCGTATGCATCCACGGGTCGAAGGCGACCCACAACGAGTCTGCCATATCTGTGTACTGGTCTAGTGTGCATCGGACCGTGGCGTTCGTAGACTTGTCCCACGTGACAGTCGTGGTTTCAGGCTTCGCTTCGAAGCCCCGTGCGACCCTGATGTCAATGGCGAGACTGTCGAGCGAATCGGGAACTGAGATGATGAACTCGCCCGCCTCCCCGGTATAGCACCATGGGAGTCGGCCGCTGATGTTGGGATTATAGTACAGGCGGGTAGGACCAGCAGGCGAGCCAACGTGTACGAAGCACGTATCTGTCATCCATGAGCGAGACACGTTGATGCGTGCTGGAGCGCGTACAGCCTCCCCGTCAAGCGGGTTCCACCATGTCTGCACTGTCAGGTACTTCGCCGCTTCTGCGTCACACGTTAGCAACAGGACCGCGACGAACAGCACCACGACAATGAGAGCCGCGTAGCCTGTTCGAGACATCGGCCCCTCCTAGTCCGAATGACCCGCAAAGATGTATCGCACACGCCCCGCGTCACCGTTCTCCTCGGTCACCTGTATGTAGTCGACGCGGAATGGCAGCACGATGCCTTCTCCGTCGTCGAGCGGGAACACATGGCTCCAAGGCTGTAGCGTGGTATCTGCCGATGCGGGATACATCTGGATGCGGACATCGCACGAGTCCGTATCGACCCACACGTATGACGGCGTGAACGCGGGGTCAAGCGTGTCGACCTCGCTCGCGCTCATGTGAATCGCCCCGACCATCCACTCGTCGTACCCGTCATGGAATATCGGGTCGGCTGCCAGTGCGGGCGCAACCGCCAAGGTCACGACCGCCAGAACGATGACTAGCCTACGCATGGTTCCCTCCCTATCCTGACCACTCTGCATCGTACTTCTCGAGCGACCTGAGAAGGCGCATTGTCCATACCGCATACGCCCTCTGGTGCGACGTCCCTATCTGCTTCACTTCAGCATCGTACGTACCCGAACCGGGAACGGACTTGAGGAAGTCATCGACCGGGAAGCCGCTGCCGTACTCCTGTGCGATAAGGTAGCGAAGTCTATCGTGCATCGTCGGCCCCTTCTTCGACGGTGCGCTTCCCTGCTTCTTTGTCGTAGGCATATCAGGCGCTCCTCTCATCTGCAAGCTCATCGAGTTGGTCGGGGTCCGTATCCCAATCCTCAGGGTCGTCAGGCCCGAACGCAGGTGTATAGTCCTCTGTGCTGATGAACCCCGGCACTCTCGCGGTCGCCGTTCCTATCGCCACCTTGCCTTCAACGCAGCGTTCGAGCCACGCCAGCGCCCGGTCGTACTGCACCTGCATCCCTTCGGGGACAGCTTCGGTATCACGTATGGCGAGGTGTGCGTAGTACCGCGCCATCGCGAGCGCCATCTGACGTACCTCGGGCGGCGGTCCGACCACGTTGGTTGTGTTGCCCGTTGGCAGGGATGCGGCAGTGACGACCCCAAGCTCGTCGCCCACAGCGATAGACCCGGCGTCGGCGAGCGACAACACGTTCCCCGCGATGCTGCTGATGGTGGTAGTCTCGGTCGCCATCTGCTTTTCGCTATTGTCGTAGTACCCGACGGTATCGGCGGCGGTGAAGTACCCGATGTCCTCGTGAGAGACCGTGACGTCGTTCGTATCCACTGCGAGTACCCGCACATACGCATTGAACGGTACGTAGAACACGCAGCCCAACGCAGCATCAATCTCGTCGGCCACCTGCTCACGGATGGGCGCCAGTACGTCGTAGTCAACGTCGGTCGATACGATGGGCCAGAATCGCCGCAACTGCCCGTCGGAGCAGTACGCCCTCATTAGCGGACCTCCCCTACGTCATCAAAGCTCGTGTCTGGCTTCATCTTGTCGGGCGTTTTCACATCGGGGTCAAGTGTGACCTCCCGCACGGCCTCCGACGGATACATACGATTCCAGATGTGCGCGAAGTACCGTTTGAAGATGGTCTCTGGCATCAGCAGGTCGTCACGACGCCACTTCGCCACGAGGTCACGTGGTAGGTGGTCGGGAATCGGGCTGCCCGGTGTGATGACACGCCCCTCGTCGACGATTGGTTCTTTCTCTGGATGCGCGTACCACCTGAGGGAACCTCTTGTCTGCTTCGCCTTCCGTGCCACGGCTTCGTCCCTCCATTCTGTAGCCGAGGACGCGGCGGTGCGGAACCGCGCCCCCGGCTGTGGTAGCATGGCGCTAGGCTCTAGGTGATGCAGCCCGTTAGCGACCATGCGTACTCGGCACAGACTGTCTTCTGCACCGCTTGGTACTCCGTCTGTACGTACCACCCACCACCGAGACCCCTGTTCGGGTCGAACCACTTGCGCGTACGCCACGGCGTACACTCAAGGTTGTACCCGAAGCTCGGGTCGTCGATGCTCGGTCTTGGGTTGACGTAGAGCAACCAGCACGCCTTCGCCGTCCAGATGCTTGCCGCCGTCGGCAGGGTCACCCCGCCGTCGTACGTGGTCTGGACGATGTCGGTCGCGACCTTGTAGGAACCAGCGATGTACACATTCATCCCGAGCAGCCTAGAGGGAACTTCGTCGTAGTTCTCCAGCCTGTCGCTGTGGGTGTACTTCACTTGGTCCTGCCATGCCGCGCACTTCACCATCGCCGGAATGTTGTCCGCGTTGATGATGAGTGTGTTCGGCTTCTTGCCCGTCAGCGCCCGCATCCCCTCGGATGCCGTTGCGAAGTTGCCGAGCGGGTCGCCACTGGCAGCGGTCGACCATGCGGCCGAGAGACCCGTCGTGTTGCTCGTCGCCGTGATGGCAGCATTGACCGCCGCCACCGCACGTATCTCTTTGTTCAGGAGAAGCGAACGGCTGACCTTCTGCGTACCAGTCACCATAGGACGGACGGCAGGGTCGGCGTTGGCGATAGAGCGCGACGACACGAACGTCTTCAGGGCGCGAGCGGTACAGCGGTAGGTCGATGTGCTGGTGTGCCAATCGACCTCTGCCGCTTCGGAACGGTCCCCGATGGTATCGCCGAGCGGCCACAGTTCCTCGTTGCCGAACAGGCGGTACTCCCCGGTCTCACCCTTCACAGGGACCGTAGGGAACACCTTGTCAGCGAGGAACCCGTCAGCGAGTGCGGGGTAGTGCTGCGCGACGTTGGTCAACGCAGCGTCAACGTGTACTTCCCTTGGACTTGGCACGAGCCGCCCCTTTCAGTTGTCATGCGATGCGGGATGGCTCGACACCCGTGAGGCACGGGGTTGGCCCGACAGGACCGGGCCGCGAGCATACCAGAATGGCTATGTGACCGCCGGGTAGTACGGGACGTTCAGGTTCAACCACATGAACCCGATGTCCCCGTCTGCGTCGGGGTCGTTGAGTGTGATACCGTGCGTCATGTAGAGCGTCTGCGATGTCGACCCGGCAGGCTTCATCCTCCCAACCGCGTCGTCGATGCAGAGGAACCCGCCGATGGTACCTGAGCAGTCGGCGCCAGCGACGTAGCGGCTGACACCATGCACCTGCACCTCCACGTACCATTCGCCCGTGTCGGCCTCGGTCGCGGTCACCGCCTGCTGCGCGATGCCCGCTATCATGCCGCTCGTGGCGGTCGTCGCCTGCTTGACCTGCCCGACGGTCGTGTTGAACGCGACCGCCGAGAAGATAGCGATGCCCGCCGCCGCGTCGGTCACCTTATAGTTCAAGGTCTGGACGTACTGCACGCCGGGGACATCAGTGGTCGTTGCTACTCCCATGTCTCTGTCACCTCCTCGATGTGGAGCGAAGTGGTCGGGCTAGAGGTCGTCCCCCGCAAGCTCGACCGTAGCCTGTGCGACGGCGTCACCGAAGTGCAGGGTGTCGCCCGCCTCACTAGCCTCCTTGACCAGTTCCCTCGCACGAGCGATGACCTTCTCGGGCATCTCGCTGTGATGCACAGTGAGCGTGCCGTCTGTGGGTGGCGTGCCGTCATCGTCGTCTGGCTCGCCATCGCGAGGGTCACCCTCGTCGTTCGGACCGTCCTCGTTGATGTTCACTACCTCTGCCATCGAGGACACCGCCTGCTCGAACACCGCCAGCGGTGTGACCTCGACCTTGGTCCCTTCGCCTGCCGAGAACTCGAACACCTCGGTACCAGCGAGGTACGCGTGGGTCGCCTCGAACTTCGGGCGGTCCACGGGCTTGACCCGCTTCTTGTGCTGCTCCATGAACGCGGTTGCCGCAGCCTTACGGACTCGCGTACGCTCCTCCTCCAGTGCGACCTCGGCAGCCTTCTGGTCCTTCTCTGCCGCCGCTGCACGCTTCTCCGCAGCCTCGGCAGCATCCAGCTTCGCTCTGAGGTCGGCCTCGTTCTCGAAGCCAAGCTCCGAGAGGTTCACCGTCTTGCCCAATGCTCCTCCCTCCTCGGCCCCATCGTCGGGGACCAGTTCTAGCCCCTCGAACGACGTATCGCACTCATACGATAACGCCTGACCGGGGCCAGCCTCGTTCTGGTACATCCGCGCCAGTTGGTCGATAGGTGCCAGCCCCTTCATGGCAGGTGCCTTCCACCCAAGGACCGCGCCGTGGTCGAGGGCTAGCGAGAACAACTCCTGCCCCACCCGAACACCGAACTTGATGCCGGGGCTGATACGTGCGAACGCGCCCGCCCGCATCGCCTTCGCGAGAAGGGACGGAACACTCACCGCATCAGCGACTAGCTTCTTGCCTGCGATTCGCAGGTTGTCGAAGTACCCCGCGCTCATCAGACCCAACAGCTTCGATGCGCCATGGTCGGTGTGTTCACCCACTCGAACAGCCGCCCGCCACCCCAACTCCTTGAGCCGGGGCCAATCCGCGACGAGCGTACGGAACTGCTCCATCGTCGCGGTCCAGACCTTGCCGTCCTTGTCGACATGGCGCCCAAGCTCCGCTATCTCGATACCCTCGACTGTCTCGGTCTTGTACTCGGCGTCGTCACCGTACTCGGCGTCGGTGTCCCCAAGCTCCTCCGGTGTCGCAGCACCCGCACCATCATACAGCCCGCTCACCGACAGACTGATGCAACCATCAGGGGCGCCCTCCTCCGTGTAGCCGTTGAGTTCGTACAGATACACGCGGTGAGGGTCGCTGCTCTTGTGGTCGGCGACCCACTGCTTCGCCTTCGGCATCGTCCACCCACTGCTCCTAGAAAAGAGGTAGGTGATGACCCGCGTGCCGCCCTTCGAGAGCTTCGCGACCAGCGCCTTGATGCCCTTGTCCGCGCTGATGACGATGGTGCGGATGGCGTCGCCTGTCATACCACGGGCGACCGGGACTCTGATGTACTGCTCGGTGACCTCTGGCATCCTATCCTCCCGTGCAAGTCATGGGACTCGCACCGACAAGTGCAAGCAGACTACGGTATCACCTCCGTGGGCTGCGCCGACGGTGTGGTACCGTATGTGTCTGTATGGGACTGTGCGACGTCAGCCGCTTCGGTTGCGTTGGTCCCATGACCGCACAGGCCGTACACCTCGAAGATGTTGCGACCACGGGCTAGGTCCATATTGGAGAGTGAGTGCAGCATCGAAGGCTTCTCTCTGGCGCAGGTCGGACAGACGTAGTAGACCGGGTGCAGCCGCGTCCGCACCCCGTCTGGCAGGGTCACGTATGCGGGGAGTAACACGTGCATCCTTCCGGTCTTGTACTCCCGGCAGGCTTCACACAACAGCCCGCCATCCCTCGGTCGGAACAGACGGTCGAACTCCTCGGGACTTACTACCCTGCCCTTCGTCTTCTTGCGCCTACGGTGTGACACGACGACTACCTTCTTGTCAAGGCTAATCCCGCCACGACTCATGCCACACGACTCCCCCATCTGGCAGCGGAGAGGCATCACCGAACAACAACCCCACATCCCACGCGACGGCATAGACCAAGAACAGCCCCGCGACCGTCGCGGCGATTGGTGGCCACGGGAACAACAGCGGCAGGAACAACCAGTAGGCACGGCGGTTCTGCAGCTGTAGCTCGTACAGCCTGTACATACGTGGCCCCTTGACCTGTAGCGCGTAGATGAGGCGCCACAATCGCTTCGGGCTGTCGTAGCCGAATCCGAGCAGGTACGCGACGCCCGTCATGCTGACTACAGCGACCGGGAACGCCGCCATGCCGATGTCGAGACCGCCACGGTACGCTATCACTAGCGGCACGAGGAACCATGCGTGTAGCCGCATCGAACACGCGACCCCCATCAGGGTCCACGCTAGCCAACCACTGTCTACGTGATACGCCAGCGCAGCCAGCACCAGAGGGACCGGGTTCGCCGTGCCAATCTCTAGGTTCCACTCGAAGGACGGCAGCACGGCAACTAGGACCGGGATGAGCCACAAGCCGTACGTGGTCGGCCATAGTAGCCAGCACGCTATGAGAATCAAGGCACCCATGCACAGGGTCCACAACCCGTTCGCTACCACCTCGGCCCGCTTCCACAAGGCCGCGAACGGCCAGAACAGGAGTAGCAGGGGCCGTGGCCCGTTGTACGCCCAATAGATGCGGCGAGCGCACTGCCGTGTACCGAAGTACGGTCCATCCAGCGCACCCCGCTGACCCGCCGCTTCCATGTTGATAGGTGAATCCACGCCGAGCGTCGTCTGCCGACCCGTCAGGTACACCCACCTGAGGACCATCCACAGACCCAACGTCAGTATTGCGGCCGTGCGTATATCCATCAGAAGGGAATCCTGTTCGCGGCGGGAACGGCATCCAGAACCTCGGAGGCCGTCAGTTGTATGGTCTCTTTGATGGCGAACTCCAGTGAGCAACCACAGCGGTCACACACCTCCGCGTCGGGTGCGATGGCCGACAACGGACACCCACAAGATGCACAGATGTATCGCACCAACGTACCTGTCACTGCCGTGTCGATGTCCACTGTCTAACCCCCTACTACTGCGAGGTCCGGCGCTCAACAGAGCGTTGCCCCCCGATGTTGTCGCTCCTACCGGACCCCGCAGCCCTGCTCCTGCTACGGTCGGCCGCGTCCACCACCACGGCCACCACCCCTACCTGCGCCGGGGCCGCCTCGGGAACAGCCGCCAGTGTTACGACCGCCTCGCTGACCTCCGCGCATCCCACTACCGCTACCACGCCCGTCACGCGGTCTACTGCCGCCGCTCGGCCGTCTGCTTGCCAAGGTCAACCTCCTCCCTCTATTCGTACCCCACACCGATGAACTGATACTCGACGTACATCGACTCCGCGCCCGCCGCTCGCAGATACAGCGTGTCAGCGGGTACGTCCAACCAGCCCATCGTGTTCGTCGGAATGTACGCCTCTGCCAACAGCTTCTTGTTCCACCACTGCTCGAACGCAGGAAGCGTATCATTGGCGCTCGCCGCCAATGTCTCGACCTCTGCGTAGACCGAAGCTATGCCTGCGCCCGTTGGCTCGGACGCGATGCAGACCAACCCGGCCGCGTAGCCGCTGCCAGCGTTCGTGACCTTCAGGATGTCGATGCGCCATCGCACCAGCCGGGTCAGGCTCACAGGCACCACATCGAAGTGATGAGCGTGGGCGTTCAGTGTGTCACTGGTCACCACCCACGCAGGTGCTTGGAAGTTCACGTTCATCATGCCCGCCGACTCGACCGCCTCGGCCTCGTCTGCCACTCCGAAGAAGCCGATGCACACGAACGCCGCAGCCGCCACGCAGAGCATCCCAAGCACGACCGTACCGACCACAGACGTAGCGCACCACTGTACTCGCGCCATAGCGCCCTCCTAGTCTATGACCCCGCTAGTCCACGCGGGGTCTCGCAGCTTCGCCGCTTCAAGTAGCTCCTCACGTGGGGCAAGACTGTACTGCTGCCCCTTTGTTACTGGTATCAGCATCGACCGACACTGATGATGCGCGGGTGGCGGCTCGACCTCCCCGCTATGGAACACCTTCCCGTCCATCTCCTCACAGTGGTCCGACGTACGGCTGTCGATGATGCTCGACCACTGGTTCGCCTCGACCCATAGCCCCGCCCTCTGCATCTGCACGACTCGTCCGTAGTTGTAGCCCCGCATCGAGGCGTTCCGTACGATGACCTCTGTGTGCCACGGTCGGTACAGACCGCCCTTCGATGAGAGCCGCCCCGACCCGACCCACTCCTCGAAGCGTGCGTTGATTGTCGCCTCGACCGCTGACCAGTTGCCAGACGCGAAGCCCCGCTCGATGGCGAACTTCACATCACGTAGCAGTTCCCCGTGTTCATCTAGCTCCAGCCCTGCAATCCAGAACGCCCGCGCCTTCATCGCTGCCGCGTTCTTGGCGGTGATAGGTGTAAGCGTACCGAAGTACTGCCGCGCCTCCTTTGCATCGAACGGACCTTCCTTGTACGGCATCTCATCGAACGCAAGGCACTCGGCGCCACGGTCGAACGCCTCGAACTCAACCTCGCCCGCCGTGCCGCGCTCTATCTCCTTGGAACAGTCGAGCGCACCCATGATGGCGCCCGTCAGTTCTGTGCGGTACAGGATGTCGCGGACCTTGCCGCGCCCGGTCCCGTCGATAGTGTCGAACGAATAGAGGTCGAGCAGTGTTCCCGACCCATCCAGCAGGCCGCGCCGTCGCAGGTTATCGAGCAGCCGCCGCTGGATACGTGAGAAGGCCGCCACGATGTCCTTCTGCGCGTGGGCCTCCATCGCCCGCAGTCGGCGGTCGATGCCCTTGACGTCTACACCGACCGCCCTCTCCACGGCGCTCAACTCCCGCATGAACGCGGGGTTGTCATGCAGCCCCTTCTCGACCCGCGCCTCGGTCGTGCGCGAGAAACCTAGCACTTCACCGTCTGCTGCTTCCACCTTGGGCTTGGTGCCGGGTACGCCCTTGGGTACGCTCACCTGCGTCTTGGTATCGTCGACCTTCTCCTTGTCCTCGTCAGTGTCGGGCGGCCGTTCGCGCATCTGCTTCGCCATCTTCTCGGCCTTGTGGGCGGCCTCCCGCTCCCGCTCCTCCCATTCCTCCTCCGTCACCTCCGAGAACTCGAGCAGCCGCCGTACCCGGTTCTCATCCTCACGACCCACCTCCCCCACGACACCCTTCTCAGCCGCCATCACGAACGCGGTGACCACGGCAATCGCATCCTCGGGGTTCCGCTCGGGCCGCTTGTAGACCGGGTACGCACCGTTCACATCGTAGTTGAGGTCGACGACCCGCTGGATGACCTGCTCCTGTATGCAGTTGGTGAGGTCCGTGTCCATGTCGCCACTGACCCACTCGAACAGCCGTTGATGGACCGCCGCCTTCGCCTTCGACCCCACCTCTGTCTCGAAGGCAATCCCCATCTGTGTCGGCACGAGGATGCCCCGCAGTATCGCCGCCGCGCAGTAGGCGTCGAACTTCTGGAACTCCTCGTGGCTATGGCCCATCTTCTCCATCCAATCCAGTTCGACATCTGATGGCTTCGCTGCGCCCGCCGACGCCATGATGTGCTGAACCAGCTTCTCGTAGACGGCGACCTCGTTGGGTAGAATCCCCCTCGGATATGAAGCGACAGGCATCCCCGTGGCGGCCTTCTCGACGAACTGCGCCCACATCGGGAACACCAGCTTGCGGGCCTTGTAGTAGCGGTAGACGGAGCGCAACTGCGACCGCCCGTACGGCGACCCGAACGCATCCCCATGGTCGTGCGCGTAGTGGACCCACTTGTCATACGGGAAGTGCTTGTCGGGTGTCCCGTCGGGCGGTGAGTACCGGATGCTCTCGACGTTCCCGTAGACGTCGAGGTCGAACCCGTAGTTGTCTGGCGGCTTGCAGGCGATACGTGAAAGGCCGACCTTCCCGGCGTACTCACCCTCCTTGATGAATCCGTACACAAGCTCCGCGAGAGCGAAGCCGTTCCATCTAGCGGTGAGCAGGCCAAGCTCTACCTGCTTGAACGGTCCCCGCATCATGGCGAGTACACGTTTTATGAAGTCGGCGACCTCCTGCCCTTGTGGTTCCTCGGTCTCTGGCGGGTCTATGGTGTATCCAGCACCGACAACGCCTAGCGCGAGCAGGGTGGTCCCGGCCGCAACCGCTTCGTCCTTGAGCATATCCCGGTAGACGCTCAGACCTTTGGCTTGTACGAGGGTGTCGGGGTTCTCCTCCGACTCCCAACGCCCGAACTTCGAGTAGATGGCGCCAACCTCGCCCATCTGCATAGGCTTCTTGGGCTTCTCGGCCCCTGCCCATTCCCTCAGTCTGTCGCCGTACCACTCGGACTCGTGCCTGCGATAGAACAGACGAGTCTCGGGGTCGTAGCCAATGATGTAGTCCCCTACCTGAATCGGCACGGTCCACCTCCTGCTAGAACAGGTCGCTGTCCGCTGCGAGTTCGGACGCGACCGACGAAGGGACGGCGCTGACCATGGCGCTCGCCCCGCTGTGCAACTGTCGTATCTTCCAGACCGCGAACCAGAACGCCATGACCGCATCGGTCGTCGCTGCCGGGAAGTAGTGTAGCTCACGCAACCACACACAGAGCGGACACTCGCACGAGGGCGTCGAACCGTCGTGGCCGCCCTTGGTCGGAATCAGGATACGGTGCTGGTCGAATGTCGGCCCGAGCGAGGGCAGGCCGACGAACGGGTCCATCTTCTGCTTGCCAGTGGTGAACGGCTCTACGTTGATGAACTGAGTCTCGGACAACACCTGCTCGATGAGCGCCTCTTGGTACGCGTTGTTCTCGACCACATGGTACTGCGGGTGCCAGACCTGCTCCAACCGCTTCACGGTCTCGACCTGCTGACGGAACGGCACACGGTCCCGCACTATCTCCAAGGGGATGATGCGCCCGTCGCCGCCCATGCCCAAGACGAACGCCACGAAGTACGCAGCTTGGTCGCTCTTGCTGATGGCGAGGTCGTACCCGGCCACCCGCGTATTCACACTGAACGGGGTCTCGCCAAGCCGAACCCCGTCATCCATGCACGCCTTGACGCTATTCCAGTTCACGAGCGAGTACCCCTCTGTCGGAGGGCGGTTGTTGAAGCCACGCTCGAACTCCCACTCGCCAATCTCGCGACGCCGCTTCTCCAGCGCCGGGATGTCCCACTTCGTGTTCCAGAGCGGCACCATCGGCCCGCCCGGTTGCTCTTGGATGCGGTACACGACCCAACGCCACTCTACGTTCCGCATCAGGTACGCGTTGGCGTCCTCGGGGTGCCACGCCGTCCCGATAGCGGCCTTGCGCGTGTGTGGCTCTCCGAGGTTGGTGATGTCCGCGTCGACCGTGCGGACTATCTTCTCTCGCTTGGTGGGTTCCAACACACTGTTCTTCCAGTCGCAGATGTCGTCGTAGAGGATGAGGTCGCCGCGTCCCGAGGTGGCAGACGAGAGAATCGCCCTGCCCTCGAATGACGGGTCGCGTGCCGCAGCCCTTCGCTTGAGGTATATCTTGTGCTTCGACCACTCGTACTCGGGGTCGCGTTCGGCCTTCGGGAAGACCGCACGGTACCTCTCGCCGCTGATGTCGGACCGGACCAGCATCACAGTGGCGACCGCGTTCTCGTCTGTGTTCTGGAATAGCTTGATGCGCAGGTCGGGACACCACGCTAGGTCGGGTTCTGTCCCACGGCCGAGTTCCCAACTCATACGTCCGCGTGCGATGCGGCTTGTCTTGGCGTGGTCGCGTGGTGCCTGTATGCCCGCGCCTAGTCCCTCTGCCCATGCCCCCTCGATGTGTTGGTCCCACTCGCCATGCATCGGCACTTCACCAACGGGCCAGCCGTACATCCAGTAGCAGTACCAATCAATGTAACGCCTCGCCAGTTCGACGACCGCCTCGATGTAGAGCTTGTGTGAGGCGAGGACGTCGTCACTAGTTAGGCCGGGTGGGAGTGTCACGACCTGCCCGTCTGAGGACAGCGTCGGCTTTCGTAACCAATCCAACAAGCTCCTCCGTAGACTTGTCGGCAAGGGGCCGACCCAACCCGTTCCCCGTCACCATCACCTCTGTCGGCTCGTTCAACCCGAGCAGTTCTGCCCGGTCACGGTTGAGCGCACGGCACAACCAGAGCATCTGCGACTGCGGTCGGTCCTTGCCGGTTGCCTTCTTCCACGCCTCCCGGTACAGCCGCTCGTTGCGTGCCAGCACACGCCCAAGCTCGTGCGTCCGCTCCGTCGCCGCCGCCTCAGCTAGAAGCGCCCGCGCTCGCTTCAGATACTTGCGGACCGTATGGCTCGTGACCCCCCACAATCCGACACCACTCTGGATGATGGTCGTGGGGTCGGCTCCCTCGATGAGCCACACGTAGCACTGATGTACCCGTGAATCCACCTGTTCCTTGGTGCTGCGCTTGCTCATATGGCCCCCATATTCGCCCCGCAACGCACGTTCTCGGGTAGGGTCACCAACCACACCACCCTCGCCTCTCACGACCCACAGTCGCACGGTTTGGAGGGTACTTCGCCCTGTCTAGGCACTCTCCCCGTCCCACCACAGCGGGGACACTCCATGGTGTCGTCATCCTCCTTCCCCGCTCCCCCCTTCTCGGTGAAGTCGCGCCACGTATGCCCGTGGACGTTTGCGCATGGCCCATCATAACCCGGTAGGTGATGTGCAGCAGCGAACGTGAATCTCACAACCAACTGCGCCGTTCTCACGCTATCCTCCTACCGTAGACCTCAATGAAGCGTGGCCCAAGACCGCTGTGTGGTAGCAGCGCCCTCTCCATGGCGCTCCGCAGTAACGGTCGTTGTGCCGCTCCCGCGATGGCGGCGGCGGTCTCTTGGGGCGTGGTTCCCGAGCGCACCACGTTGACGTCGGGGATAATCTGGACGGGGTTCTCGCCCACGAACGTCGTACGGACGACAGGTGTCACCCCGTACGCCCACGACTCGAGGATGGGATACTCTGTCCTCCCGGTATCGTCTTCATCGAAGTAGGTCATCGTGATGCTCACCTCTGCCGCCCCGTACACCTCTGGCAACCGCTCGAACCCGTCTATCACATCCACGTACTCGTACCCCTTGTACTCCTGCACCATGGCCTCGACATCGGACTGCCTGTCTGCCGACCATAGCTCGACTCGCAGCCCGTAGTACTCTCCGAGCCACTGTGCCGCCTGTATGATGTGTCCGATGCCTTTGTTCCAGCGCCACGCGGAAGTACAGACGATACGCGGCGGGTGGGTCTTCGCCCACGCTCCCGGCGGGATGGCGGGTGGCACATAGGGTTGTCGGATGTGGGTTGCCTTCGCATCGAACTCCTCTTGGGGCAGGTAGCCGTGTTCTCTGAACGCGGCCATGTACGTGGGCGAAATGAAGATGATGCCGTCCGCAAGGTGCAACAGGCGTAGGAACTTCTTCCCGCCGACCTGCAACTCGAACGGGTCATGGACAGTTACTACCAGTGGTCCGACCTTCTTGTCAAGGGCTTGCTCGAACCCGGTGTACATCCCGCCGCCAGCAGTGACATGGACGACGTCATGCTGTGACCAGAGGTCGGCCCATGGGAAGATGTCAGACTCGGGGTCAAGCTGTGTCCCCGGCGTCACCGTGTATGGTACGACAAACACCCTGCCGTCACTAGTGCTTGCCAGACGGTAGGTAGACACTATGGCGCCAGCGTCCGCGAGTTGTCGAGACAGGTGTCTCATGTAGCTATCGCCGCCGCCCACCTGCATGATGCTCGGGGTACACAGCCCGACCCTCATCTCTTGTCCCTCCTCTGGTCCTAGTTCCACATCCCGCCCGAGTCGGCGATGAAGTCGAGCAGACGCCAGAACCACACGCACGCCTTCTCGATGCACTCCTCAGGGACGCACCACGGTATCGCCTTCGCCGCCGCCGCTGTCAACCACAGCGGCAACATGGCCCCACAGGTCAGAATGAACCGACGCATCGTATCCCTCCTTCACTGAGACCTGCCAACGCTCTGGCAGGTCGGCCCAATACTCACCATGGTCGACATGGGGGCCAAGGCCCGGCACTCCGACCATGACCACGAATCCTCCTGTACCACGCTTCGCCCGTGCATAGGGCGAGCCATCGGTCAAGCGTATGGGTCCATCGTACACGTGAAGCTCCAGCGGCGAGTCCGTGAGCAGAAGATACTCGCTCTCGAAGCCAAGCGAGACTAGTCTTGCACCACTCCATTCTGTGATGTCCGTTTCGACCCATACTCTCGTACTCCCATTCAGGGCGCATCCGTGTTCGCCGGGATGGACATGGAACACGAGCCAGAGTGTTTCGCCGTCCTCGCCACCAAACTCTCGCATCCGTTGATGCAGTTGCATCCCGCCGAGTTGCCGTGCGTCGCGCTCGTATTGGTTGTCAAAGCTCGGCCATAGCTCGTACCTCGAGAGCGCACCCCGTAGGCACCAACGGCTTCCGCTGGCGGTCACCACCTCGGTGACGCAGCTACTCTCCGCACTCGCAAGCGGACCTGCCAACAGCCATACCGCTACTGCCACAACCGCGACCACGGCGGTATGTGGCCGCGTAACTTCCTCCCTAAGCGTTGGCATCGTCAGCCTCCTTGGAGTGCCACGCAGCTCCACGCCATGATGCCCGTGGCTACAACGGGCCAACACAACTCGTCGCGGGTCATGGGGTTTCCTCCTCGGGCGGGAGTGAATAGACTTCAAAACTAGACAACGCGGGGCCACACTTGATGCGCCCGCGAGCGAACAATCGGAGCAACCGACTCTTGCGAAGACAGTCTATGTTCCAGCCCGTCGGAGGGACTGACTGCGGGAGGCCGCCATATTTCTCAAGCCAGTTATCTCCATACCCCCCAATCCCTTCAATGTGAACGACATCACTCCCGCCAGCCAGCAACAGCTTCGGTTCCCCCTCAATGACTGCTGCGTAGTCCATAGCTCCGTAGCCGCTGTCGTGCTTTCTGCCTGTCGGAATGATGACCACAGCATCGCACACGATTTCCTCGTTCCACTCCCGGTGCGGGAGCGCAAGGAACTCAGCCCGCGACATTTCGTTCATGTCTTTAGCCATCGCCCCCTCCTATCGGTACAGGCTCTTGATTCTGCCCCATCCACTGTCCGGCAGCGTCCAGCGGAACGCATCGTCAGGACACAACTCGGCCCCGCTCTGGCAATACACGCAGATGTCCTCGGGAATCCCAATCGACCGCCGAGCGTTTCTCAGGGCCTTCGCATCAGACCACTGGTCGAACTCTAGACACTGCGCGTTGTCACCGCTTCCCCCGTCCTTCGGCCAGATGCACCACTCTCCGTTGCGGCGCTCCTCAACGACCGAGCAGGTGCCGAACTGGTCGTAGGCTGCCATCATGTGGTTCTTCGATAGCTGGCAGCATCCCCACAGGAGCGGGGCGAGGGCGAGCAGGAATACTAGTCGTCGCATGGTGCCTCCTCCTCTTTCTTGCCTTCCTCGCCCCCGAGCGCGGTGCTTATCTTCTTTGTGATTGAAACGAACGGCTCGCCCCCTATGAGAACTAACGCACCTGCACCAACCTTCACACATACACGACCGAGAGCGCGAACCTCCTCGTCGCTCAGCGTTATCTCTGCCATCTCACCCTCCTACGGCCCGCTGCGTATCGTCGCATGGGGCCTCCTAGCCGCCGGGGTATGGCGTCGGGTTCGCTTCCCAATCAAGATATGTGTCGGGGTCGCGGTTTACCGTCTCTAGTCCCGTTGCGCCATCGTACTGCCAAGGGAAGTAGATGCGCTTCGCATCAAACGCTATAAACCTCGGGCATTCGGGGCCGCCGTATCCGCTGTCAAACTCCCTTCTGAGAATCGTGTCGTCAGCCGACACTTCTCTTGCGCCGACGGCCTCCGACCAGCCGGGGCTGCCACCGGCCCCCGTGTCGTGCCAGATGATGCGCCCGGCAGCCCAATCAAATCCAGCCTCGTCTAACCACGCCCTAATCGTTGACATCTCACCCTCCTACGGCCCATCGGGGCCAACTGCCAAGTCTTGCACGGATTCGACCACGAAGCCTGCGGTGTCGAGGGCGGCGAGTGCAGCCCCCGACCAACAGGCAAGGAAGGCCCCGCGCCCGTGGCCGTCGCTGTTACCCGCCATCATGCCGTTGTATGTGGCGTCTGCCAACCGCTCCACATCCACCTCCGTCGTCACTAGCTCAAGGATGGCGTCGGCGGCGTACTCGCAGTTCTCCTCGGTCACAGGGCCGCCGATGGCGTCCCACAACACCTTCGCCACCGCCTCCCGCTCCGCGCCCTTCGGCCTGATGCGTATGAGTTCAGTCATCGGCCTGCTCCTTCTCTGCGACGAGGGCGACGGTGCGGCCTTCGTCTATTACCGGGGCCGTGCCCGCCTTCCCCGGTATCCGGGGCATCAGGCACGCCACGGGTTCGTCGCCCGGCAGCAGCGTGAACTGCCCCACCGCCTCCACGGGCAGGACTTCGCCGTTGAGGGCGGCGGTCAGGATGCGCAACAGGTGCGTCTCCTCGTAGCCCCACCACGCTGCGAAGTTGCCGTCGGGATGTATGGTCGCACGATACTGCCGCGCTTCGTCCGTCGCACGATACTGCCGCGCTTCGTCCTTCGTCATGCGGGGCAACTCAAGTCCAGCCGACACACATACCGCCGCCTCCCACCGCTCCTTCGGGATTGCGTAGCGGGTACCCTCGATGGGGATGAGGCCGAGGTACTTCGCCACAACTGCTTCGTGGGCCTTTGAGACTTCGACCGGCAGAGCATTTCTGCCGCCCGTTATCGCAAGAAGCTGCTTGTCAAACTCATCCTTCATCGTGTTCATTCCTCCCGCTCCTTCCTGCCGTTCAGTCATCGGCCTGCTCCTTTTCTACGACGATGGCGACGCGGTCGCCTTCGATTCCGACGAACGGCTTGCCGTCGAGGGTCGGGAATCCGTCGGGATACTCTGCTTCCCGATATACCCCCACCGCCTCCACGGGCAGGACTTCGCCGTTGAATATGGTGGCGAGGGCGGGCATGAACTCCGCAACAAAGTCCTCGATGTGCGCCTGCTGCTTCTGCTTGCTCAACTGCGCCCACGTTACGTCGTTGCCCTTCGTGACGTACTTGTGCCGCATCGTCTCCCAATGGACTTGCGCCGCCGCCTCCCACCGCTCCTTCGGGATTGCGTAGCGGGTACCGTCGATGGGGATGAGGTCGCCGTATCTGTCTACAAAGGCATTCAGCACTTCGTCGCTAGTGTGCGCGCCCGCTTGTCGGTAGCACAACTCCGCATCTACCAGTTTCATCAGTTCTCGAAACGTAATCATTCCTCCCGCTCCTTCCTGCCGCATCGCCTACATTCCCGCACACGAACCCGCTTCGTGCGAAACCAACGACGCGCATCTGGTTCGCGGTAGTCTTCCCACCGATAAACTCGCGTGACCCACGGCCCCCATGCGTGTCGGCCAAGCACACGGCACACCCACTTTCCCCACACGCGCTCACTCATCGGGGGCCTCCTTTTCGGCGTTTCGCATCGAAGTGTGTGTGGTCGAGCGGCCCCGCTGCGAGTTCGATTGGCGTTCCGGTCCCCGTGCCTCGATACAGCAGGATGCGGAACCACTCTGCCCCCGCCTTCGTCAGGTACGTGTGCGCTTCAATGCGACCCTTCTCTCCGTATAGCGCGACGGCACACGACCCGCCGTCCTCCTCTGTAGTTTGCCACTCACCTGCACATCGCATCCGTGCCGTCAACGCCACCTGTCCCTCCCTTCGTTCCACTGTGTGTACCAGAGACCTACGAATCGCGCTTGGTCCTTCGCACGCGCCGACAACATCCCCTCATCACGGCCCCGCGTCGCGCCCTCGTCATGGTATGCGAACGCACCTTGTACCAGCGCGACGGTGCCATTTAGGACAGTCCGCACCCTCATGCACAGGTCGATGTCCTGCTGGTCGACCTCGTACTCCTCATCGAATCCGTTGACCTCTGCGAAGGTGTTCGCCTCCACGAGCATACACGCACCCGTCACCGCCCACATCGTCAACCACCTTGGATAACTGTAGGCCCACGACGCGAGTAAGCTGTGGCGTCCACGATGGCATCCAACAAAGAAGGCGCCGGGGATGACCCCGGCGTGCTGGATGCGAAGTGGCTCATCCTCCTTGGGTGGGTATGCGAGGTTGATGCCGACCACTTCGGCGTGCTGCCGTCTGGCACAGGTAAGCATCGCATCCACGGAGTCGGGCCGCATGGTGACGTCGTCGTTGAGGAACAGTAGGTAGTCACACGGGTGCGCGGTTTCCATGAGTGCAATCGAGGCCGCCCTGTTGTTCATCTTCGAGTAGGAGAACGGTTCATCGGCCGCTGCCACGAGGATGTGGTTCCCGCCCCCCGCTCTCCACCACTCGGGTTGTGGCCCGTCGTAGTCATCGAGTGTGACCCCGCCGTTCAGATACAAGACCGCACTGAGTGTTGCCGCGTCCGACGCGACCGCTCTCAGTGCGTTTCGTGCTAGGTCTGGTTGCTTGCTCAACATGATGACCGCGATGTGCGGTCGCTCTGACCCTCCCATATACACCTCCTCATGTCACCCCGGCATGGTCAACGTGGTCGTGAGGGCTGTTGGCCGAATGGCAGTTGATTGTTGGCCGAATGTGCGGTAGGCATTGGTCCCCTCCCGGTGTATGTCAGCACCGAGTCTGATAGTGGAGAACCAACACGCACGCGGCGAGCGCGGACCATGCCGAGATGCGTCCTGTTCGGCGTATTGGGGGCGGGGCTAGCACCCACCCCCACGCCACGCCGCGTGGGGTCATCCCATGGCGGCGTCGTTCTCCTAGTCGATGTCCACCAACCAGCATCCACCCGGCTCGGGCGGTACATCCACATAGGCCGTACACCGACATACTGCCACGAAACCCGATGGAGTCGTGATGCCGTAGAGCGACACGATGGTCCCTTCGGTCTCGTAGACCGTGACGGGCCAAGCGTGTTCGACGTCCTTGCCCATGTGTTCGATGTCGTCTGCTACACTCAGCGTATCGCCAGAGGCCATCCCACGTATGCTAATGCTGTACGTGAGCGTCCCGCTGCCGTCGTAGCCCCAACCGGGCCAGACCAGCTTGAGCGTGTTGTCGTCGAACCATTCCGCTAGCGCCCCTTGTGTTGCCATCAGAACGAGCAGGGCCGCGACGACACACAGCGTCACCTTCTGTCTATACATCCTACCTCCCTTCGTTCGAACATCCGCTCCTCCGTCACCTCCCGCGACTCACGGGCGCCTCCCTACGCGAGTCAGCGTGTAGACGTAGAGGTCGGCGGGTACTCCGAGCCTAGCTCGCGCATCCAACCACTCGGTACCCCACTCCTCCACGTTGACCCACCTCATGTAGACATCCCCTTCGACCACTGCGGGCCATCCGAACGACACGCCTCCCGGTGCTACGTAGTAGAGGCCATCGGCGAACTCGACGTAGCCCTTCAGCGTATCACCTATCGTCGTGTAGAAGCCGATGCACATATCAAGCGTCCACGGCCCGCCCTCGTTCTCGATTGTAGTAAGCCAACAGGCGCTCGGTATTGGATGCACCGTATCGGGTGGCGCCGACCCTCGCGTCAGCGTGACGGCGCCTGATTCCATAGGGAGTGTGTAGTCGAGGATGCCGACGGGCGACGCGGTGACGTTCTGCTGCTCCTGCCCTGCCACAACCGCGTATGATTCACCCGGCGCATACACGACCATCAGGTGTTCGCTAGCATCTGCTCGTCCTTCACTACAGCACGTGAGAACGAGAACCGCCAGCGCCCAACGCACCATCGTCCCTGTCCTCCTTTCAACACTTCCTCCCTTGGTACCAGTAGCACCTTGCCCCGCTCGTCACCAAGCGGGTTCACGATGCGCCACGCCTCGCCAAGCTCCTCCTTCCAGTCGCGCTCACGCTTGACCCATGCGACCAGACCGGGGTATGTGAACCAGTAGACCACCCCACTCATAGGTCTGCCTTGGTAGCCTGACCCGATGGGTGGACTCATGCTATGGACCTCTACGTACGCGACGTACTGAGGCGCCTCCGCAGGGTCGTACCGCAGTAGTCCCGGCTTCCCATCAATCTCAAGCTCGAACGCGAAGTTGCCCGTGTCCTTCATCTGCCTGTCCGTCTTGACCTCCACGCGTTGCCCCAAGAACTCGAAGTCGTAACCACGGACAGGTGATAGTCGGGCGTGCTTCATCGTCGCCTCGACAATCCGCTTCACGGTGAGCGTTGCCACCAACACCTCCCCGGCCTGCCCGTACATGAGGTCAACATCGAACGGCGCGAAGCAGTCACTACCCATACTGCCCCCTTCGCAGCCGAGGCCGAGCGGCGGCCGTTGTGGAGGATGGCGGCGGGAGGGTCAGACCCGTAACCGCCACGACACACCGCCCGACCATCGGCGAGTGACCCTAGTCGAACAGCGCCCACACGAACAACCACGACACGGCGCAGGTCAATATCATCTTCGCCGCGAACGGTAGCGCCGACACCAACTCGACCATACGCGTGATGGCACGGTCTAGCGCGTCCCTGTCTGTCTCGTCGAACCACGAGCGTTCAACCACCCGTCTTCGCTGCATGGTCTTCCTCCTTGCCGTTCAGAGTCTTGAGGATGGCGTCGACCTCAACCAACTCGCGGACCAGTGCTGCCTGCTGCTTCAGTATCGCGACACGCCTTTGCTTCGCCTCATACAACAGCTGCCTACGTGTCTGGCGGCTGATGCCGTACGGTGTGTATGACATTCGACCCTCCCTTTGCTCTGTTCGCTACATACGCGAACTCGCCTCTAGGGTACGGGCCATGCAACACGACCCATACCCGCCCACAATCCGCACCGTCACGCATCGCCACAAGGCGCGGTACCACCAGCTTGTCGCTCACCCCGCTCTTGTAGAACAGCGCGTCGACGATACCCTTCACCACGTTGTCGCAGTCCCCGTGAGACCGCCCCTTGAACTGGATACGGATGTCACAGAGGTACTGCGAGTCCTTCCCGGCCAGCATGGGGTACACCTCGTCACGTAGCATCCTCGCCGCATCGCGGTCGAGTGCTGCCAGTACGTGCTTCGCATAGGCACAGTACCGACCGTACGGCGTCAGCCGCCCGCGTCGGTCCTGCTTCCACTTGCCGCGCTGCGTCGTGCGCGTGTACGGTACGGGGTTGCCGTCCCGTTCGCGCCCGTTGCCCACGACCTCGAAGCTGATGTGTACCGCCACGCTAGCCGCCTTGTGCATAACCTGTGGGCAACCCGGTGTACAGTCGGTGCATAGCAGTGGGCAACTCGGGCAGGGGCCACCCCTGTACACCGCTACCCACAGTTACCCACCACTTATGCACACCTACTCCCCTGTGTAAGTGCTTCCCTGTCACCGGGTTGCCTCACTTGTCCACATATGCACCGCCCCTACTACTACTACTATGTTGTTATCTAAGTAGGGGTAGTAGTACCTACGGCACCCTCCGCTTCGTCAGTGGTGGGTCCGTCGGGGTTGCCATACTGCATCTGGTTCCGCTTCGCCTCGGCCTGATGCTCCTCGCAGTAGGCTGGCGGTAGACCGAGGATTCCGCAGGTCAGCACCTCCTTGTCGCTGAGTACTGTCCCACAGACCTTGCAGGCGCACTCGCCCTTGACGGCAGGAGTAGCAATCGCCTCGGCAATCACCACGGCATCCTCAACCTGTGGGGTATCCTCGCTCACCGCATACCCGTACTCCACAAGCGCCTTTGTCGGTCCGTCACCAGTCAACCACGTGACGAGCTTCGGTACTCGCTCCGGGTTCGAGAGGACGCCCACCATCGTCAAGAGAACAGCGGGCGAGCAATCCTTCGTGCTGCTGGCTGCGCCCTTGGTCATGTCGGCCACGAACCCGCGCTTCATGTCGTGCAGGACCGCGTCGGTCACCTCAGGCGAGACCACCTCTCTCACCCTCTCTATGACCTCCTGCCATCGTGCATGGAACAGCTTGCTAGCAGTCGCGTGGTCGACCTTCGGCTCCTCCTCACGTGTTGGTGCCGGGATGGAAGCCGCCGCACCGTCGTCGTCCCGACCGCTCGCCATGTTGAGAAGCGCGTACCACGAGTAGCGGCGAACGTAGCTCTCCGCTGACCCGATTGCCTGCGGCGAGTCCTGCGCTGGTCCCATGCCCATCATGCAGCCGTAGTACTGACCCGACGTATGGACAAGGCGCGACTCAACCCACACTACGCCGTCGCGGTGCGCCACCCCCTGAATCATCAACACGCCGTTGTCGTTCAGCGGGGGCTTCGCTACTTCAAGCACCGCATCGAGCGGAGTGTAGTCGTATGAGTACGTGCCGCCCTTCTTCGTCGGGACCGTAGCTGTCTCGGAACGCGGCAGGGTTGGTATCCGCTTCTGCGCTGCGATTAGCGCAGGTACTATCTCTGTGACGTCAACTGAGTGGCACAGGATAGGAGTGCCTTGCGGCAACCCGTCCGTATCCATCACCACATCCAGCTTCTCCTCTACCATCTGACCCTCCCTTACTAGAACGTGTAGCCACGGAGCGGCCTGTACCCACCACGCTCCGCAGCCCGCTTCCTTTCACGTTCATCCTCAACGAACAACTCGCCCTCGGACCGCTCCACTTCGCGCTGCCCCGTCTTGCGAAGCCAAACGTCGGCACACTCCCGAGAGCAGAACATCCCCGTCGTCACGCCGTCGCTCTCCACTACGGCCGCCCGACACGCCACGTTGCAGTTCCAACAGCGGCAGTCGTCCCCGACCTCCTTTCGTAGTGCCTCCTGTAGTCGCTTCCTAGTGTGTGCCATCGCACACGACCATGAACAGTACGGTATCTGTTGCCCCTCATCAATGAGGAGCGGGTAGGGCGTCCGTAGTACCAACGGCTCTCCACACCATAGACAGTGCGTCACCTTCTCCTCACTCATTCGACCCTCCCTGTCTGTGCCTGATGACCGTGAGCGTGTCGCGACAACAGTTGCCCACGTACCACCAGCAGTTGTCGTGGCTCCTGCCCCTGAACACATCGCCGTTAGAGCAGAAGATGACGTACTCGCCATCGACCTTGTGCGTGTTCACTACCTCAACCCGGCGCCGATGCTCCAGCGTAGCCACTGCCATACGACGCCACCCCGCGTTGATGATGAGTGCCACCACCAGAGCGACGAGCAGGGCGAAGTACACGTGTGTCATCGTCCTATCGGGTCGTGCCTCCAGTACGCTAAACTGAGTCTCCACGGCTTCGTTCCCTCCACCACTCCTTGAACTGCGGGTCGTCCTGCCACGCGTCGCCCTCTATCGCCAATGGACCCTTGCACGACCAGAGGTCGATGTAGTCTCGTACGTGCTTCCACGAATGACCGCGTGGCGCGAGCCTCTGCTGCATCAGCAGGTCGCTCGACAGGACCACGGACAACTCGTCGTCCCGCGTCAACCCCAATACTTCCTTGTACTGCTCCCGCAGGTGCGGGCGTGCCGCGATGCCCCACACAGGATGCTCGACCATGAAGCAGACCAGACGACCGTGGTTCACGTAGTTGGGCGGTAGCGGCCTGATGCCGAACTTCGGATTGCCCGTCTTGCTCGTGTCCTCGTACCGACACATATCGAGGCAGAACCGACGGAACGCGCTCCATGGCGCAGGCGGGGACTTGCTCACTCTGCCCCCTCTCGCTCCGCACGACGCTCCGCGTCTTCGCGGTCCATGGTCTCGGTCATGCGCTTGATGATGTAGTCCGTCAGCGTCGCCTTCTTGGGGTCACGATTCTCGACACGCGCCAACCTCCGAGCGTGCCGCCCTAGTCGCAGCTTGAACTTGGGGTCGCACCAGAACGCGATGCGCCCCACTGTTCCCGTAGCCATATGACCTCCATGTCGTGGGCCGGGGTGCCTGCCGCACCATGCGACAGGCACCCACCATGGTACTGGAATGGGACCAGCGTGTCAAGCGTCTATTCGCCCGAGTCGTGCAGTGGGATGACAGCCCATGGCGCCAGCACTTCGGCCACGCCATCATCGAACACAACCCGTAGTTCCTTCTGCTCACGCTCATCGAACAGGTTGCTTCTGATGCCCTTCACCGTACCAGCCCGCACACCGCAGAGTACCCGCTGCCCGACTCGGTATGGCAGGTGCCTCTCGTCTGGCGGGTTCGGGTCGTGTTCGACCTGCTCCGGTCGGAGCGCGACTAGGGTCTTGGTGTCGTGGCGATTGATGATGAGGTATGTACGTCCCGTGCTGGTATGCGATGCCTCGATGCGACCACGCAGTTGACCGTCGGTGCTGATGACGTCATCAGCATAGTCCCACTCGACCTTGTCCAACGTACGCTTGTTCACTTGACCCTCCCTTGTATTCGCCTCACTCGTAGGTCATCCCATAGCACGCGTTCTCGTGCTTGTCCGATTCGCCCCACACCTCCACATCGACACCACCCAACACAGAGTAGATGTCGCCGTGCTTCTCGTGTGACCAGCGCCCCGTTAGGTATGTCGCAACCAACCTCACGAACCACGGGGGCATCGGCACACCACACCCGAACGTGAACTCGGGTGTACTGCGGTTGTACCACCACCCACCCTCCTCGGGGCCGCCGTACTCGCGAGTCACGATGTAGACGGTCACCCATCTGTCCCAATCCCGCCAGAATCGCATCGCTACGCCCCCATTCCCCGACGGACACGCTTCGCCGTCGACGCATCGTTGTTCTCGCTCGTGACCTCGGTCAGACAGTCTCGCTTGACCACAAGCTCTTGCCCGACATACGGACCCTCCGCGAACCGCACGAGTGCGTTCTGTCCCGCGTAGTGAAGGTCGACGACAACCGCTCGAGACCGCCACCCCGGTGCGCGTACGTACGTCCACTTGCTCATCGCTGACCCTCCCTTGCTACTTGGGCTGCGCACTCGCACGTTCACGCGCCCGCCAGCCTGCCATCACGCCGCACTGCATCCCATAGACGAAGCCGTGCATGACCTCGTACGTCCTCGTGCAAGCGACCTCACACCAGCCTTTGTCCTCGTTCCAGTGGTGGACACTCCACACCGTACCCTCGTGTCGAAGCTCGTACGGCTCACCCGTCCAACGTGCCACCTGTTCAAGGTCGCGATTGAGGGCGTTGGTCTGGTTCAACTGGACCGCCACCTTGTGAGCCTCGGCAGCGGTGACCTCGCGCTGGCTCTGCTTCGCGCTCATCGTCTTGCCTCCTTGCTATACGAAGTGAGGTTCTCGGCCTTCACCACGGCCTCGTGGTCGGTATCGGGGAAGTAGACCCTGTAGTAGCGGCTTCCCGTGATGGGGAACTGTCCGGTCGCCACCACGCGGCAGAACCGACGCCCCCGGTAGTACGCTATGCTTCCCATTGGTCGCGTCCGCATCGTCTTTCCCCTCTCGTCTAAAACCCGAACGTCTGGGCCAATGCCTCGCTCATCGTTTCCCCGGCGACCAGCACCATCCTGTTCGCGTCCAGCACCGCTCTCTTGAACTGCTCCTTGCTCATATGGTTGAACGTGCCGTGTTCCAGCCTCATCCACGCTTCAACGTGGCGGGCGTCTGCCCGCTTGAGGTTCCATCTGTTGCACTGCACCTCCACGATGCACCGCTGCCAGAACGTGAGTTCCCGCGCCATCGCCTTTCCCCCGTTCTGTGAGGGGGCAGGCACCGCCCGCCCCCTCGTCCAACGTCCTAGTTCCTGCGCGTCTTCGTACCCATGCGGTACGCCACTTCGTCTGCGATGTGCGACGCGACCCTGAGAATGGCGGGGGCGCTGTCCTTCACCGCCTCCGCAGTCGCACGCCAGTGGCCGAGGTATTCGGCCGACCCGAACGTCTGGAGTCCGAGCAGTTCACACACACAGTACGCGACACACTCGGCCTCAAGCTCGGCACGATTGCGAGTGATGCTCTCGCCATTCATGCGTTGCTCCGCGTGCTTCAACTCGTGGTGTCCAAGCTCGTGCGCTGTTGTATGCGCGAGGCTGCCGGGGTTGGAGCAGTCCACGTTGTTGACCCGCACGACCGTACCGTCCGACCAGCCGCCTGTGAGGTCGACGTCCTTGCTCATCTCAACGTGCGCTCCAGCACCGTCCTTCGCATAGGCTACGAGGGCGGCAAGAACCTCATCCTCCTTCTCACCGAACGCACCCATCGGTATCTCGATGGGCGCACCATCGCCATCAGTCTGCGACACATCAAACACCGTACCCGTACCGAAGCCGATGAGCTTCTTGCGCTTCTTGTCGGGGTTGTCCTCATCCTCCACCCACTTGAACCACGGGACGAAGATGAGCGCACCCACCATACCCTTCGTGACCTGACGCCCGTGCCGCTCACGCCACTTCTTGTACCCCGTGTAGAGCGTGCCGTGGTCCTTCACCTGCTCCAACACGTACTCGCCTTCGGCGTCCAGTAGCCACCCGTCCTTGTCGTGCGGCTGACCGTCCGTAGCCACGACCTTACGCGACGGCGGCTGACACATCAGAAGCATCGTGTTCATCGGGCTGTACTGATGGAACCCGTTGCGCCACGCCTCACCGAACTGCTTGAGCCTGTCGGGGTCCGTGACGATGGCGGCGGCGAGGCCGTCCAACAACCTCGCCGCCCGCTCACGGTACTCCTTCTTGGTCATCGTCTGCTTCGCCATGTTGACCCTCCCTGTGTCCGTGGTTGCGACTACCGACCGAACGCGCCGGGGAACTCGACCATGTCTTATGCTAGTCGTCCTTGCGGGATGAGATGTGAACCGTCTGTCCCGCGATAACCTTGCCACACACGCCACAGACTATCGTTCCCCACTCCTGCGCGTCGGCGTTCACCTGATGCTGAGTGCGCGGGCTGTAGTCGAACACCTCGTCCTGTACGCCCACCTTGCCGTGCGACCAGCACTCGTCGCAATAGTGAGCGGCGACCCTGTGAATGTTCTCGCCGACCGCGACGGTCTCAAGCACCGCAACCTTCGTCATGTCACCGTCGATGCCCCACGTTGCGCTCTCCGTGTCCTGCTCCATCAGACCATGCGCAAACCTGTCCATGTCCGTCCACTCGCTGCGCTCGTTGTGCTTCGTCATTCTCTCGTCCTCCACGTTGTAGTCACTGCTCATCTGGGGGCGGCGGCATCGCCGCCCCGTTGTCGTCGCGTCCTTCTCTATGCTCTTGTCGTTCGTTCGGTACTACTTGCCTGTCACGTTTATGCTTGTCGCCAGTTCGACTGCGTACGCCTTGCACTGCGACTCGGTCACCAGTACCTTCTCAACCTCGTCGCACTTGTTGATGATGGTGACCGCGTACCGCGTAGGGAAGTCTTCGTTGTACGCCGGGTACGAGACCGTGTAGTCGACCTTCGCACCGAGCGCCTCAAGTATCTCCATCCAGTTGTCGCTAGCCTTGTCTGTGAGCTTCGCAGTGCCGGGGATGTACCGTGCCGCCATGACCGCACGCAGGTTCCAGATGTCGACCAGATGACCCTGCGTCGCCTGCTCGACCGAGTTCCACTTCTTGCCATACTCGCCCGCCCCGCACTCCCACGGCGTCTCGCTGACGAAGTTCTCGTCTGTCTCGTGCCACTTCTCCTGCGACTTCGTCACGACGCACACACGCTGGTACGTCACGCCGTCTTCCACGTACTCGCTAACGCTCGCGACCCAACCGTACTCGTATCCAACCTTGTTGTTCACGTACACCTCAACCACATCGTTCTCGCTGTATGTCCCGCTCGCTAGCTTCGTCATTCTCTCGTCCTCCACGTTGTAGTCACTGCTCATCCGTCATTGTCACCGGGTACTGCGCGTCACCGTCGACTCCCACGTGCTGCGCGGCGGGGGCGCATCCCCCTTCGTGTTCACCTCCTCATGCCGCTCGTGCAGTTCATCGACCGTGCCGTGTGTCGCCGCGAGTGGCCGACCCCACGCGACCGCTCGTGCTACCGCACTCGCGCCCGCGCTGCTTCTCGGTCCCTCCGCTGTTCCGCTCCCGGTATCGCTTCGAGGTCTGCCGCCGCTCCCGGTGCCGCCTGCCGCTCTCGGGTTCCCACCACCCCTGCCTCGACAGGTTGTCGGCGCGCTCGCTCTCCGCTCCTCCGCTCGCTTGGTTGTCAACCCCACCCCTCACCTCACTGACCTTATTGTACTGCAAGACCCATACCGTGTCAACAACAAAAAGCGACCCCCTAGAAAGGCCCATAACTAGGGGCTTCTAAGGGGTCTGTCACAAGGGGCTTGTCACCCCTCTATAATAGATGTGGTCATCTGCACGGTCAGGGTGGCGATTCGCACGCGAAGGTAGGGTGCTACGGCAGGGCTAGGTCGGCCTGTATCTTCTGTACGTACTTCCACGGGAGGTCGTCAGGACGGACGCCGAACTCTCCGGTGATGCGATGCAGACCGGGACGCTCAAGGAACACATCGCGTTCGACATCGTTGGGCGTGACACGACGGAGGTCGAGTGCGCGTCGTTCGGTCCTGCGGTAGAGCCGATGGTGCCAACCACGACGCTCTACCCATGTGTCCGTTACGGTACCATGCACCGAATGGCCGCCCGCCTTATGTGTGTACGCGAACAACCACGCGCAGATGTTCCAGCGTTCCTTGCGCGTCCAGAACTGGAGCGATAGCCGCCGTGCGATGAACAGGTCACGCCCGAACAGGCGACTGAGAACTCCGTCGATGGCACACTTGGCAATGACCGCGAAGTCGTAGCTGTGTGCCTCCTCGATGTAGTGGTTCAACTTGTCGTCGCACTTCGCATGGTCGAACCCCGGCGTCAGCACCTCGAACGTCACACCCCAATGCTTCTCGTTGTCGTACTTCTCATAGATGTCGGGTAGCTCGACGGCGCCCTTGAAGATGCTCTCGCCACCCGTACCATCGCGACGGACAACGAACACGTGGTTGGTCACACCACGGCTTTCGAGCTTCCAGAACAACCCGATGCCGTGACGCGTCAACCAGCGTATCGCGCTAGACACCCATGCGCGACCGTAGACAAGACCACCACTAGCGGCCACGAGCGTTCCTCCCCTCCAACTCCTCTCGCATACGTGCCAACCCGTATCCGGTCAGCACGCCGCCCCCCATTCCGAAGATGAGGGTGAACACCTGCAAGACGAGCGCCTGCGGGTCTATCTCTTTGCCATCATGCACCACGAGCCAGATGAGGATGAACAACCCCGCCATGACGATGAGTACACCCGACACCATGACCGCGCCGATAACCACTAGCGCCAAGAGTCGCCGTGTGTTGGCAGCGACAGCACGCCCGACCTCGATGATGTTGCCCCACTTGCCGTTCGGCATTAGCCGTCCTCCGGTCGTCCACGGAACTCCAAGTACCAATCGTCCAACGCGGCACCGACGGCATCACCGAGCTTGTCGAAGATGTGGCAGTCGGTCCGCAGTACCTCACGGTCGGAGGGCGACGATAGGGTGGCAGGTTCGTACACAACGACAGGGCAAACCTTGTCGAGGCGCGACAGAACATAGAGCTTGGTGTACCCCGGCGTCGAGACCTCTGCCCTTGGGTCTAGCCCGTCGTCATTCGCAACCATGAGGTTGGTACGTGCTACGGTCTCACGGACGAGTCGCTGGCCGAGGAACCTCCCCGTGGGATGATGGGCTTGGCCCGGTTGAGGGCCACCCATGTAGGAGCGGGTCGGTCGGAAGTAGCACACGTTGACCCCGGCCGCGAAGCTCGACTCGTCCGGTATGTGTCCATCGGCGAACGCCGATGACTCTACCCCCGGCCACCTTCCGCTTCGCTCTTTGCGTGTGACGTTCATGCCGAAGTGGATAGATACAGCTACGTCGGGGGCGATGCGTTCGACCATGCCGCACTTCGCGTAGAGGTGATGTGGGTACTTGTGGTTGCCCGTGACGATTCTGATGTGCCAGCCCCGCGCCTGCACGTTGAACGCCGCCGCGACAGTGGTTTCTTGGGCTAGCGCCCACTCATCTAGCTCGCCCTTCTCATCTACCCACCACGCACCTGTTCGTGGACCGTTGTGACCCACGATGATAGCCGCAGTTCGTACGCGTACCATACTAGGCTCCTGATGGCAGGCTGTTCAACAACAGGTACAACACGACGCCGCTCACGATAGGACCAATCACGCTCCACGCCATGCGCCACCTACTACCACGCACCGCCTCGCAGTCCTTCGTAGTCACCATCGTGGATTCGACGGTTGCCAACCGCTCGGTGTGATTGGCGATTGTGCCGTTCTGTTTGTCTAGGCGCGACTTGACCTCATTGAACCCTGTCTCGGTTGCTTCGCGCAGTAACCGCACCTCAGTCGCGGTGGCGTCGTTGCCCATAGTTCCCCCTACCCTGTCGTGTGGTTGAACCCGACCGACCATGCGTGCAACCAGTTCGCGATGTCCACGACGGCTGCGATACGAAGGTTCGGGTTGTTCGTGTTCGATGCGGTGCTGGCAAGGTTGAGTAGGTCGCCGCTGTACCCGTACACCCAATCCTGCCCGTCGCTCCGCGACACGGCCAGCGGTGCCACGTTGTCACTCTCAATCTCCAAGTACCGCCAGCGCATAGGCGGGTTGACGACACTGCTATAGAAGCCCCTGTTGACGTCGTGCCAACTGACGCCGAAGTGAGGACCGGGGAACCAGAAGATGCCCTCCTCGATGTTCACTATTTGTTCCGCTAGCAGGTTGTCCTTCATGTCGTAGATGTGGATGCGGAGGTAGTCACCACCCGTCCCGGTCGGGCCGGGGTAGGTACACTTCAACTTGAAGTATCGGGTCTCGTGGACGATAGGGTCTGCATCATCAGCACCAAGGTCGAAGGTGATGAAGTTGTTGACCCACGGGTTGTCATGGTTGAAGTATTGACCGAAGAAGCACGACACGAAGCTGCCATAGACTTGCGTGCTGCCCTTGGGCCTCATCATCAGAAACGCCCATCCACTGGTTCTCTCGAGCAGGTCGCTATCGCCGGTACCGTACCAGCCCATACCGAGATGTACCGCCGAGAACTCGGCGTCTTTCATATCGGTGCCGTCATCGGTGTTGTTGGCCCCGTTGCAAAGGTTCGTTACCGATGTTGGTACGGCGGTCACCACTTGGTCCTCGTGCATCCGACTCAGGGTCCACGTGACGGTGTCCGTTTCCCACGTGTTGAGGGTTTCGCCTGTGAACCACGCGCCCTGTTTGCCGAACGAGCCGAAAGGCATGAATGGTGCCAAGGCGCCGTACATCGTACCAATAGCACCGCCCGTCGCCGTGGTCACCAAGTTCTCTGTGGTTGCCATCCTAATGCGCGTATCGTCCTCAACGACCTGCGCACATACCTGCTTCGTGACAAGTCCTGTGGGGATGGCCTGACTGATGACGATAGCACCCTTCCGGTCTGAACGAATAGACTCCTTCCCTTGTCCATAGTCCCAATCGTAGGTTGCGTCAGGGTAGCCCATAAAGGAGAAGTCCGGTAGCGTTATCAGGGTGTCACCATTCACAGCATCGTCTTCGCTCTCAACGGTGTCCTTGATGGCGCCGGGTTCGCTGTGCCAGAAGGACCGTAGTTCGTGGTTCGCCACAACACGGCGCATCTGGCGTATGACATCGCGTCCTGCCTTATCCAGTTCGGCTCGCGTCCAGAACTCACGCACCTTCGCTGTCTCAGACTCAGACATGAGGTAGCCGAACTCGGCGTAGATGTCGTTCTTCGGTCTGGTCCCTAACGCATACTGCGACGACACCGAGCCGTCTGCTTTGATGGTCACGGTCTCGGAGTCGACGGGTAGGTCGTACTCGGCTCCACCCGGCACGAGTCGCAGCCGAATCTTCTTGGTCATAATGCCATACTCGAACAACCGCTGTCCGAAGTTCCCGACCGCCAACGTGGCACGGTCATCTATTGCAGACAACTCCGCTTGCCGCACGACGCCGTACTGATAAGCGTCGTCCGCACCGACCGCTTCTGGTAACTGTTCCGTCTTGAGCAGGTACGGAGGGTTGTCGGGCTTGATGAACAGCGTGAGGTTGCCGCCGCTAATCTTCTGCTGTGGTTTGACAAGCAATCCGTTCCGGTACTGCGTAGCGTCCTGCGTCAATCGCTCGGTGAGAACGGCCGGGTTATCATCGCCCACCTCAAACGTGGCGACGATGTTGTCGCTAGGCGCCTGAAAGAATAGCCGCCCCTGCGTATCGACACCATAGACGGTACCCGCGCCAGCGACGCTTGCCGCGTACTTCACCGCATCGGTGACCTTGGTCTCAAAGAAGTCTACCTCGGCAATAGAGTATGGATTCGAGTGTACGACCATGCCCGTAAGCGATGCGATGTCGGTGTACGGATTCACCGCGTAGATGATGTCACGTACAAGCTGCTGCACCGTCTTGTTCGCAGGCGCCCGCATCATCGGGTAGTACTGTAGGTCGCCCCATGTGCCTCGAGCGGTCACCGTGCGGGTGTGAGGGTCGGTGCCATGTCCGATGTCTGACTTGAGGATGCGGCCACGGAAGCGGGGTTCGTAGCCACCCTCTGTTCCAAAACGGGTGGAGATGACGATGTACATATTGGGCGGGCAACTGAAGTCGGCAAGGGTTTGCGTGTTCCCACAGACGAGCCTCAGTTGTGCGCTCTCAGGGCCACCAATCTTACGGGTCTTGAAGGTGATAGTCGACGCTGCTACTGCCGTGCGCGGGTCTGTGTCCTTAGTGATGGTATAGTAGGGAGTACCCCATCCATATGGTGCGGTACTGTAGAACTCCACCTTGTAGTCGACGAGGCCAGATACCTGTCCCATGGCCCACCCTACACTGAGAGGTTTCCCACGTACGGCCGCGTCGTCATCAACAGTTCAATGACGAACGTGCAGGCGCGGTGCCGGGTTCGCGTGTCCCACACGATGTCATAGCCGACCACGTTGTCATAGTAGTAGTACTCACCCACAACCTGCGACCCACCTACCGTCGCTTCCCCCCACTCAATCAACCACGAGCCTTCGCGGCTGACGAAGTAGTCCCACCATGTCTTCATCTGGTTCTTGAGCGCGGGGTGGGTGTCGGCATACAACCGCAGCTTCACACTCAGTCCACCCACCTCGAACTTGCCGTCGCCCGTGACTATGCCGCCATGGCGCAAAGGAACACTAGCAGTAGACAGCCGTCGGCGTGCCTTGGCACGTTCGATAACGGTGCCGACCGGAAGCTCTACCTCATTGTCCTTCGAGTTCGCACTGTCGCTGATGAAGTACTTATAGACCGTTGCCATGCGCTAGCCCTCCGCAACCGCGAATGTCTCTGCGATGCGGTCACCAATCCGCTCACCTATCTCATCGGCGTCCTGCACGCTCGTCAGTTCGGCGCGGCCAATCTGCACCGACACATCTATACGTGGACCGCCCGCCATGCCTAGCGCACCAAGATACGAATGTCCGAAGCCGCCCCGCTGTGCCGTAGGCAGGTCAACGACTATCTCTCGCCTCGGCCGTATCACGATTGGCGCTTCCGCACCCATACCCCACGGGATACCGCCGCCGTGGTACTTGATTGCCCCGCGCAGACCAGAGAGTGCGGCCTTGGTCGCAGCGTACGCCGCCAGCATCGGTGCAATCTTCGCGAGGTTGGACGGGTCAAACAGCCCGCGCATGGTCAGGATGCCGAGGCTCTTTATCTTCTCCGCGAGAACAACCTGTAGCCCGGTGTCAATGTACATCTCCAACAGACTCACCATGCCCTTCCCGACCGCGAGAAGGGTCGCCTGCATGAACTTCTTGGTAGCAAGGAAGTGCTGTTGGAAGACGTTCGCCATCTCCTGACCAATGCCGCTCAACGAGGTCGCGAGGGACTGCGCCTGCCGCTCGGCGATGCGACCGAGTTCAGCTATCGTATCACCGCTTGCCGTCAGCTTGGACGACACGCTCTCGACCATGTCACCGTACCCTTGCCAGCTTGCCCATCCATCTCTTAGAGCCGCATTCATCGCGCTCATGCCTTCGGCCCCGCTTAGTCCGAGAGCTTTGACGCGGTCACCTATCCCTTCCAGCACCGCCTGTCGCCCTATGCCGACACGAGCGCCACCACGCATCTGTTCGCCAACCGTTCTCTGTCGACCTTCGTAGCCCTCCGTGACCTCCGCTTCGTAGTCCATAAAGCCGCCGAGACGCCGTACATCCTCCTGCAACTTCTTGTACCGCTCGAGCGCGGCGATACGGCGCAGCATAGATAGCGGCAGGGGTGGCCCAATCGCTTCATCGTACTGCGGGGCTTTCGGTGGCAGAGTGAAGCCGCCCCCCCCCCCGCCTCCACGCTCCTGCTCCATCATGGCGGCCATGTGATACGCGTCGTATAGCTTCCCGGTACCAGTATCGAACTCGTCCAAGAAGTCCATGTGTCGGTTCGCCTCGTCTGCCTTCTCAGCGAGGGTACCGAGCGCGTCGGCGATGCCGCGTATTGCCGGGGCAAAGAACTTCCCCCACCCCTGCATCGCCACCTCAAACTTGTTGTTCAACTGGTCGAGCGACCCTTGCAGTGTGTCCATCTGCTCTGCCGCCATCTGCGCGGCCTCACCCGTACCAAAGATGTCGGCTGTCAGTTCGTCGAGCTTGTCTGCGGACTGCATCAACGTCAGGATGGCCGACGCCCCACGAATCGAGAACTCCTTGAAGGACGACTGTACGTCTACCCCGGCTGTCGCGAGATTCCGCAACACATCCCCGAACGAATGGAACCTCGGGTCGATGTCGTCGATGGTCATTCCTGCTGCTGTCAGGCGGGCTATCAGTGCTTCGTTCGGCGAGAGCAGCCCCGCCAGAACACGGCGCAGCGAGGTACCAGCACGCGACCCGTCCAACCCGGCGTTGTAGAGGATGCCTAGTGCGGCAGATGTGTCCTCAATACTCAACCCCGCGTCCTTCGCCAGCGGCCCCAAGACCGAGAACGAGTTCGCGAGCTTGTCCATCTTCGCCATCGTGCGGCCTATGGTAGCTGCGAACACGTTGACGATACGGTTGGTCGACTGCGCTCCAAGCTGGAACATATTGAGCGTCGACACCACGGCTTGCGTGGTCTCTGACAGCCCGTACTGTGTAGCGGTCGAGAGCTTGATGACGCCGGGAAGGGTGTTCATAATCTCGGCAGTGCGCTGACCTGCCGATGCCAACTCGTACATCGCGTTCGCGGCTTCTGTCGACCCGGCGCGTGTGGTCTTGCCCATCTCTTTCGCGAGGTTAGACAGCGCACGGAACTCGCTTTTACTGGCGTGCGCAACGGAGTTCATGTTCTTCATAGCCTGCTCGAACTCCGCGTACTTCTTGACCGCCATCCCGGCGCCAACAGCGGCAACCCCGATGGCTGCCGCTGCCGCTGTACCCACGCCCGCCATCGTGGCACCGAACCGACGGGTTCTGGTTTCCATCGACGTCAGTTTGGTGAGGAACTGACCGTTCGCCATTGTGACGATGGTTCGCAGTCGAAGTGGCGCCCCTAACATCGGCTTCCTCTCAGTCTATGGCGACGACATCCGTTACGTCTGGCGGGGCATCAGGCTCATCATCTTCGTCTGGCGGGAAGGTACCGTAGACTTGGAAGTGTTCATACTCGACGATGCCGCCCGAGAACCCAATCCCCACGCTGATGGCATGGTGCCACCCTTCGTACTTACGTAACGCCAACTCCGCGTTCAACCCCACCCGTATCGCAGGCACATCGAGGTCATCATACGTGGGTGGCCGTCCTATCACCCTCCAAAGGAATCGTTGCCACCACCTTGTCGGGCGCGTCGCGGCAGTCAGTCCGTAGTGGCGAGTGACGAGTCCTCGGACCCGTCCCGCGACTGCGCGTCCGTACGCTTCTCGTCGCCAGCGGTGAGTTCTGCATCCTGCATCGCTGGCATAACCGTATACAGGAGCGTAAGGGATTCCCCCAAGTACTCGATGACCTCCCCAACCTTGATAGCAGTGGTGACGATGGTCTTCACATCCTGCGGCATCAGGTGTTCATGCGTCCACTCGAACTCCTGCCCGATAGCGGCGGCTGCGAGCTTGTACATGAGACTGCCGCGACCCACCACCTCTGCTATCGCCCGATTCCCGTTCGCCATCCATTCGGCGCTGATATGGTCTTTGGCGAGTTGTAGAGCGTCCTCGTGACCGATGTCGGGGTGTTCGCTCTTGATGTCTGCCAGCACCTCATCGAGCGGTTGACTGATGGCCGCCACCATGACCTGCGACAACCCTTCCGTGATGAGGTCGCAGAACTTCCCTGTCGGGCGTATGTCGACCTTCCCGAGTATCGGGAGGTCAATCGTGGGTACGGTCCTCGATTGCATTGACGTCCTCCTTCTCACCGGGCTTGACCTCCGCGTCTATCAGCGTGTGGCCTGCCCTACGCCGCGCCTTGGCCTCTACACGGAA